ACAACCCCCAATTTAAGTAGCCTAGATGATAATCTAGCCGGCAATATTATCCAACGACTGGGAGTCCATTTTATTGGTATGAATTTTCAAAACCGTGACAATAATCTAATTGTATACGAAGAGTTCTTTAAAAATCAAGCATTTGTAAGAAAAGACGTAGAGCAAAAGGTTGGACAAGATTATTTAATAACTCGGCCAATAGTCATTCTTTCCATTTATAAACCAGATGAAACACAAAATCAATGCACCCATCAGTTAGAACTTGCCGGGCAAAAGGGCAAATTAACTTTAATATAACCGGAGCGCTTCACACTACCTACATTCATATATATTATATCATACATATATATATGAATCAATTTGCGGAGAGAGAACTCGAAATATTACGCCGATCCGTAGACCTAGCCGAAAAAACTCAAGGTAAAAAGGTAATAGATTCTCCTGAAATCCAACAAATTATTAAAATAGTAGAACAGTTTTTACGCAAAACGAAATGTATTTGTTACGGGGGTACCGCCATAAACAATATCTTACCCGTTCAGTCACAGTTTTATGACAAGGCCGTTGAAATACCTGATTATGACTTTTATAGCACCTCTGCGCTAAATCATGCCAAACAATTAGCGGACATTTACGTCGCAGAAGGATTTACCGAAGTGGAAGCCAAGGCTGGGATGCATCATGGCACATATAAAGTATTTGTGAATTTTATTCCAGTAGCAGATATAAGTCAATTAAGTAATGAGATATTTAAAAAAATGAATGCAGAGGCAATAAAAATAGATGGTATATTTTATGCGCCTCCGAATTTTCTCCGAATGGGCATGTATTTAGAGTTGTCTAGGCCAAAGGGAGATGTGAGTCGTTGGGAAAAAGTGTTAAAACGGTTAATATTATTAAATCAGCATTATCCGCTAGTAACAAACCAATGTACCTCTTCTGACTTGCAACGGCGGTTCCATAATAATCAAGATACTATGGAGGATTTATATTCCATTACGTTAAATACCTTCACCTCGCTAGGTTTGATTTTTTTCGGCGGATATGCCAACACCCTGTATTCTAAATACATGCCTAAACGTTTAAGACTTAAATTACAAAATATTCCCGATTTTGACGTCCTAAGTGAGGACCCGAAGCGTTCCGCCACCATCCTAAAAGAGAGATTACTAGAACATAATTACAAAAACATTACCATCACCAAACGAGACAATATTGGAGAGATTGTCGCAAATCATTATGAAGTAAAAGTAGGCAAAGAAACCGTCGCCTTTATTTATAAACCCTTGGCATGTCACTCTTATAATGTCCTCCATATACATGGCACTACCATCAAAATTGCCACTATTGACACCATGTTGAGCTTTTATTTAGCCTTTATCTATTCGAACCGCCCCTATTACGACGATGACCGTATCCTATGCATGGCGCATAAATTATTCGTCGTACAACAAAAAAACCGACTCAAACAAAAAGGCCTACTGAAACGCTTCAGCCTAAAATGCTACGGCGAACAATCCACCCTTGAAAGCATGCGTTTAGAAAAATCTACGAAATATAAAGAATTAGAACGAGGATCCAACGCATTTGAAGAATGGTTCCTCAAATATTCTCCGGGGGATCCCAAATTCAAACAGAAGAAGAAAACGAAATCCAAACGCAAAACGAAACAAAAAACGAAAAAACATAAATAAATAACATACCCAACAGTTAAAACGCCAGTTCCAATCCTTGTTCCTGTATCATCGTCGTATCACATAATCCCCAACAACCCATTAATACCGTCTTCGGTACGGACTCAGGGACATTCCCCCATGTATACATCGGACGCCCCTTAAAATTACAATATATCTCTCTATAAACATACTCATCTATTGGCTCCTTGGTAGATAACAACTCTATATTATAAAAAGTCATGTTATCCAATATAACTAATGTATTTATACGACTGGTAGGCTCTCTATTTGAAGATAATCCCTTCGATATAGCTAACCATTTTGTTGGAGAGATTTTAATGGTATAGGCCGGCGTTAGCGTATGGACGCTTTGATAATTTAATAATAAATCATTGAAAAAGGTGGAGGATATATTATTCCCCATATACTACTTTTATAAATTATTCTTTAGGTTCCTCCATTAAATTCAACACATACATCTGCTGTGCCGGATGCAGCGCACGCATATAAATACCTACACTCACTAATGTCGTTTTCTCTCCCGTCTCTTTATACCTCTTGTGTAGCTTATACATATGCACCTTGTAGTGGTACGGATACGATTTCACCACATTATTATGTAGTATATAACAATCTACATAATATGCATGCAGTTGCTTCACATAATTATTCCATAACGCTTGATAATACCAAATCGTTTCCTCCTCTTCCGCATAATAATTTAAATATTCCGACAGTTTTTCCCCCTTATTTAACTCCAAAAACCGATATAACGGCTTTGACTGATTTCCTCGCAACTGACGCACCTCCTCATAATTAGGATTTCGATGCTTTTCACGCAACCCCAACTCCGTATTCTTAAATACAATCCCCTGAATCATATAGGGCGTTTTATTAGATGCGTACGTCTCTTTTAATAACCGGATGTCTGTTTTAGTGCAATTCATATTATATAACATGGGAAGCACTAAAGAATGCTCCACTACTAGTTGTTTAGCAAATTCATTCTCTCTTAAAGGAACAACCCTGATATTAGCATGACCCTCCTTATTCTCTATTTCAAATAATTCCACCAAATATACACGGTTCTCCAGTATAGGTGCGACAAGTCTATTATTCCAATGTTGTAACACAAACGAATACACCAATGGGAGATTATTCTCTCCAAGTTTAGGCAACTCGTCTAAATTAAATTCATTCGGTAATGCCTCCAAAAACATATGCCTAAAAGTGGGGGCATCGTTATAAAATCGGTTATTCCCCCCTACACAACTTCGCGTCGCAATTTGCCAATCCAACTTATCCCAAAATAAATTTATCATCGTCCCATCTATAAACTCCTCCGCCAGAATATTAGTATACATATCATCCTGGAATTCTACCGATTTAGACGGTGCAACACAGACAATATCCCCCGAACTATGATCCTGGATAACCGACCGATAATGCATATTTTCAGGAAGTTTTTTTGTATAACGAATTATATTATGATTCCCTTGCCTCGTCGTACTAATATCACATAAGTTATTATTTTTCATTATAGCATAATGAACCATATATAATAAGATATCTATCTCTTTATGTTAGTAATTATATTTAATAATAATTTCTAGTATAAATATAATGGATATACAATTACAGGATCTATTGCAGATTCATTGGAATAAGGTGGAGGACTCTTCCCCTAAATATATCGTAGAGTATATCTCTAGTGAAAAGTGGCGAATAATAAACATTGATAATTTAGAGAGAACAACGATACCTATAACAGATGGTGTACCGGAGACAGGAGAGAATAGTATAGTACAAGTAGATATATTAAATAGGTCAGATAAGCTAGGTTACGCTGCACAGAATGATTTGGTTCCAGACGTTTGGGTTCAGATTTCGTTTGATGACGCGGCACCTATTAAAGGTAAAATTTTTGAAAAAGAGGAAGATATGATTGTAGTGAAGTTAGCATTAGATAATACCGCTCTCTTTGATACCCAACATTGGAATATTCCAGATTCCGAAGAAACGGACGGGTTGAATGATTGGGCCATTAGCCCCGACGAAGCCGATACAGACTTACCTATTCGTCGGAGTAGATGGGATGACTCACCTGAAGAAGGACAAACCACTACCGTTTATATTGATTTTAAATACGAGGGTCTACCCGATAATGTAACTATAGAAATAATAGATAATCCCTTGTTAATAAATATTGAACCTACCGCTATAGAAATAAAGGTAAAGGACGCCCCTATAGAGTTTGATATCGACTTTAATCCAACCGATGAAGCTATAGAATTATATCAAGAAGTAGAAGTTCCAGAAGACGAACGACGGTATGATCTAGAAGTTCAGTTGGAAGATTTGTTAGATGATTTACTATCGGAGATTCCAACCGATCAACGCACTAGAGAGAAATTAAATCATCTTAATATAATATTAGATCGGTTCAAAGAACTGAGACATCTATACTCTAATATAGATGATAAAGGTTATATTAGCTCTATCAAAGAACACGGACCGGGGTATAACCCTATATCTTCCGTATTGCAACAACTTAATAAACCACCGTTCTGGTTAATGCCCGTAGTGCAAAATATAAAAAAATTATACGATATTGAAGTAGATTCCATTCCCGATGATGTATTATCAACTAGCTTAAAAGAATATATAGACTCCGAAAATACGTACCAGGAAGAGTACTCGTCTCATCTTACTCAAAATAGATACCTAACTTTATTGCGTAAACAGCAAGTGTTACATAAATCCTATTTATTACCAACCAATGTCTCCCTCGGGGAGCCTGATCCTGAGGAGAAAATGGTCCTAACTATAAATTCTACCTTGCCAGTAGTAATTAATAACGAAATATTAGGAGTAACGGGCAATGCTTCCACCTTTGGTACCAAATTAAAATCTTCTAGCACCTCCGTTCATGCCATACAAAACTCTACCGGCGTGTATTCCCTACCAACTACCTATGTCAGAAATAATGACACCAATATTAAATTACCTAGAAACCGACAATATGTCCTCGAAAAAGATTCGGTCCGTTTAAAAAACTTTCTAAAATTAAATAAATTAGCGATAGCCTATTCTACCCTATATTTACCCTCTACCAATATATATTTGAAAAGTGTTTTAAATGATGAACCACGGTATCTATACCGTTTTTTACAAAATCCAATTACTACAAAACTCATTGATATAGAGCAGGAGAAAGAGGAAGAGGGGTCGGAAGAGGAGGATTCGGAAGAGGAGTCGGAAGAGGGGTCGGAAGAGGAGGATTCGGAAGAGGAGTCGGAAGAGGAGTCGGAAGAGGAGTCGGAAGAGGGCTCCCTAAATAAAACTATCCTATATGAACCATTTTCGGTTCCGGATATAGCGGCATTTATTAAAACGGTGGTTCCAACTAAAAAAGACAAAATAGATTATATTAATGATATGAATCCCGCTCCATTATCAGTATATAGCGCTATTGTGGCATTAGAACCGTTTTTAGTATATTCAAATACGATTAACCATGAAATGATCCTTTCATTGCAACAAATTATAAATGCAAATATAGCTGACTTAAAACTAACGCATCAGGCCAAATTAGATCATCTGGAACAAATGTATAATTATGTAGAGTCTCCCGCCACTGATGTATTAGATAAAACGGTATTTAAGGATATTATTGATAAGGTAGAAGAAATACCAGACTACAAGTTTATTACAACCATGCTGGCGATAGACGGGTGTATGCTGTACACATTATTACTTGTACAACAAAATTTCGCGTTAAATATAAAAAAAGACGTAACCTCCTTTGCGGAGGAATCTCCCAAAGAGACACCCGAGACCGAACCGTTGGACTGTAAAAAATATGAACTAACAAAACAATATATATCAACGGAAGCGTTAGAACTGGATAATGACACGGATATATATTATGATGCACAGTTTGATCCTACTAGGTATGATACTATGGACGTGTATAAAACACAATTAGAATCTATTTCTAAAGATACCGATAAAGAAGCCTTTATCATCCAACATTTACAACAGGATATTGGAATGACGGTGGAACAAGCGAAAGAAGAAGCAACCGCATTATTTAACACTAAACGACTGGTACCCGAAGGAACCTATGCATTATTAATTAGTAAAAATACTTATACCTATTTCAAACGGATAGCTAATGCATGGGTAGAAGATACAAGTATTCCAAAAATACCATTAGAGTCTAATACGATATTTTGCAACATACAACCCAAGTGTTTAATGTTAAAATCAGAGTGTGAAACGGTGAATAATATTAAAATTCCATCGTATATAGATACATTAAAAACGTTTGATGCGGCGGTTGAAACGGAGGTAGAGGCATTTAAAGCAAAGGTATCAAATGATATTACCTATACTACTTACTATTACAACCAGGTGGTATACATAGACAGTGTTAAAAAGTTAAAGAATAATAATATGTATTATAGTTTAGGATTACAATCTGGAGAGAATGTAGCTCCGTCCTCGCCGTATTTAGAATTAATGACGGCGATTATTGGACAAGGAGATTTTGTCAAAAGACAACATGATATAATGAAATTTGTGAAGCTATATACCCGAACAGCGGAAGATGAAGAGAACCCTTTTTTCAGATATTGTTTAAAGACTAGCGAACCGTTAATGCCTACTTTTATGGTAGAGTTGGCGAGCACCTGGATAACCTCTAATAGTACATATATACAAAAACTAGATAGTATTTGTTTTAAACAAGGGAAACTAAGCAATGATGGTGATAGTTGGGTGGATGAGCATAGCGGCTATGTTATTAAAACGATTGAATCTGTTTCAGAGTTTTCCTCTTCTGGACAGGAATTAGTATTATCAAATGACTTGTTTATCGCACCTAAAAAGCATATTGAACTAGACCCGCTACTAGATCAGGTTGTAAATGCTATTGCCAATAAGCTCGGTATTAATATCGAAAAACAAATATCGGATATTAAAACCATATATACCGATTTAATTGAGAATACATCCTTTTTAAAAACTAGTAAAGGATATACGGCGGAAGTAAAAAAAAGAAAAACGAAGCCACCTGCTGATCTTGGTATAGCATATAATAAATATGCTACTGCTCTGAAAATTCGGGCTGCAATAGCAACCTTTATAAGCGTATTACAGACCGCAGTACCTAATTATAGCTCCATTACCAATAATCCTGGATGTGTCAAGGATTTTTCGGGATATCCATTGTCCGTTAAAGAAAATACGGGATGTATTAAATTCATTACGTGTATTGTAAAAACATTGATTAGTGACGGGGAACCATGGAAATATATACGCAGTCAGCGAGAGAATTTAGAAGCAAAAATCATAAAAGATATATCCAAAATAGTACACAATGAAAAATATAAACTATTAAAACGGAAAAAATTAGCCTACATGCAACGTAATCCCATAGAGGAAGTAATTACTAAACCAGCAAATCAATGGGTCCATTTTTTACCACCTCTCACTACTATAGACCAAAAGAGCATAGAACCATGCACTACAAACATGCTAAAGGAAGTTAGCGCCGATATGTATATTGGGAATAAAGAACAATCCAATAAAATAAATATAATAAAAGGAAAAATACAGCTATTTTCCATTAGTGTCCTACAAACCATCTCTAAAGCGATAAGTAAAGAGACTACCTTACTGTCTAATTCATTTAATGAACCATTTATAGAAAACTCCTGCTGCTTAGAAACTCACAATAGCGGAATCCTGTCATATTTATTCGGGGAAAACCTGACCCAAATAACAACAGACCTAACGCATATAACTACGTATGAGAATATTATATTAGATATACACCAATTATCTAAACCCGCCTCTATATCTTTTATAAATACTATTATAGAGCGAACTACGCTGGAACCAGATTATAGTGAAACCATTATTATATTGGCCATTATAAAATATTGCAATTATGAGAATTACAAACCTGTGCCAGAGAACCTACTAGCTATTTGTGGAGATAAACCAGAGAATTATGATAAGTTAGACCAGTTCTCTACTAAAGTAGATAAGATTAAAGCTAATAGAGTACCGCCATTGTCCACAGAGTTATTGTTTAGTATGTTACAGCTTGTGTATAAGAGAGTAGATAATGTTCCGAGAGAAAATATAGAATACGGGCACGCAAATGTATTAGTCGATTATGTTACTCGTTTCGCAAACATACATAATACACCAGCAGATGAAATTATCAATCTATATTTAGAAACCAACTTGGATATCGCCGAGGAATATAACAACGCTATACGAGACAAGAATTTAGAGGTTCAAACGGACATACTAGCTGATGCTCAACTATACTATAATGGTCAGAACAATGTCCCGGATAGCAATGTATTGATTACGAACCAACTGTTTTTAGATATACTAGAAACGATAAATGACGACCTATATTCTGAAAAAGTAGGGATGCTAATAAATCAGCTCGCAACATTTAATATTGAATCCAAACAAAATATCAAGGAGATTATAGCAGATCAAGACATTCGCCAAACAAAATTAAAGAAATTATTTAAAAAGAAGAAAGCTGACGAACCTTGGCCTTTTATAGATGAGTTACTAGATTGGAAAGATAATAATATCTCAAATAATATCAGTTGGTTGCAATATGTGGTTTATAATTTGACGACTATTTTGCCGAATATAATTATAAATAATTACAAATATGAAAATATTAAAATTCCTAAATATTGGAACTTGCATCCCAGTCATGAAATGAAAATTAAAAATTTAGTGTCCTCTGAAGTAACTGGGTCAGAATTTAATCCGTTTATACAGTTTATGAATAAACCTGTATTGGACGCATGGTTTAAAAGGATCCAGCCGTCATTGGAGTATTATTTGGCTCTATCTAAAAGTGTCATTATTAGAGAGACGAATGGCATGTTTGATGAAATGTCCTCAAAAAAATTAGTAGAGTATTGTGTATTGGAAGTATGTAAACTGTACATGAGTGAAACACCCGATGACGGATATAGAGATAGGGTATTATTTATAGCGAATGCTATGGATATGTTTTTACGTACAAAGGACAACATAAATTGGTCCCTAGATGAGATTATATATGATGTTAATAAAAGTAAAGAGACTGAGAAAGAATCCGTCATTCATCGTCTAGAAAGCATGTCTGACGAAGAAAAACAATTAGATAAAGAAATGAAAAATCTGAAATTAGGTCCATGGGCAATCGACCATGTTACAACCTATAATGCGGCAGAGTGGGCAAAGACGGATAATCCGGTAGAATCAACCGCCGATATAGAAGACGCCAATGAGCATGATAATATAGACAACTATCTAGGAGAGAATGGGGATTAATAAAATATAATAAAATATACTATTATATTAATGTTTTCCCGCCGATTTATGAAACAAAATATTATTTCTTTCTCTATAGTCCTATATATAATTATCTATGTGGTATTAAATAAAGCCAAACCCCATTTTTTATACACAAGTACCGGAATATTGCGATCCTTTGGTCTAAACTATAAAAATAAAACGATTTTGCCTATTTGGCTTGTCTCTATTTTCATTGCTATTTTATCCTATATTAGTCTGCTTTATTATATTACTTATCCTAGGATTATTTTTTAAATGATTCTAGCGAACCTAGCGGTTGGGTAAAAAACTTGGGTTTTGCTGGGGCCGTATTATCCTTCTCTTGTAATAGTTTTTGATTAGCATCTGATTTAGCGATTGCTTCTGGAGAAGATGAGATAGGGGCCGATACAATATAATAATAGGTTACCGCAATGGTTAATGAACCAGCCAACATCAGCCACACTCCTTCAGATATAATATCTTTGTATAAATACCATTGTCCGATAGAACTAAATACGGCGTTTACTCTCTCCTCATCGTCGTCAATAAATACCTTATTTTCCTTTAGGTCTTTAAGAAACTGTGGATGATTTGCATAATTCGCTTTAGTTAACACAAAGTGTGGGTCGCTTTTCATATTCCGAAGGGCTAATAGTAAGGCGCTGTCGTCTTTGTGGGCTGGAGTATGAACATCGATTGGGTCCGACGCTATGAAAGGTGTGGAAGATCCATCCTTTAGTATTCCTTTAAATGCTGTGCTAATAGGATTAATAATGTCTGCCACCGCATATCCAATCGTATTGGAGAAGGGGACTTTCCAAGACGGAAACCCCATATTAATGATAAAATAGATAAGCACAAAAATAACCCAAAATACCAAACTGGTCAGCGCCATGGCCGTATCCGAGGTTTTATGAGTGCCTAGAATAATCCACATATTATAAAGGTATTGGGTAAATAGTATCAGGACTAGATAAAACCCCCCAAGCATAAGGTTGTCTCCCATGAGTAATTTAACGCATAAATAAACGCTAGTTATAGCTATAAAAATTATATTTACAGATAATAAACTAGGAACCGTTATATCTTTATCCGCCATTTATATAAATAATCTATAATTTTTTTTACTATTATACATTATTATGGAATATCCGAAACTAATAGAACCAAATATTAAATATTTTACTAAAGCAACCTTAAAACAATGCAAATTAATTAAATACAAGTATTTTAATATTATATTCAATGTTGGTTGTTTGGTGTTATTAGTCGTAATAGGAGGGGGTTTATTAGTATATAAATATAAAGGTAAATTATCTCCTTTAGAAAAAGAGGCAAAGGCCCTCCAACAAAAGAATTATATATTTTCCAAGATTAAACAATATCAAGATATTCGGTTACATAACAATGAGTCTTTAATTACTAATTTGCCGAAATATTAAATTTGTCGAAATATTAAATATAGTAGATAATTATATGGATATAGAGAAATTTTATAAAAATAAAAACAAATATGAAGCCCTCGAATTAAAAGCATTAAAGGACGGCAAAAATGCGAAATGTTTATTTTGTAAAAAACCGGTTGGAATGAAATTTACAGTGGGGGCGACGACCTTATTCGCTGAATGTGGAGCATATGGTTCTACAAAGGGGTGTGATTATAAATTAGAAATAGACAAGGAGGAATACGGACAAATAGACGATGCCATGTTGTCCAAAAAAAACGAAATCGCTACACTAGAAGAAAATATAGTAGTATTGAAATTTAACCATTTATTTAAATTTCAAAATACAGCGCAAACCACTGGCGAATTTGAAATGCTAAAGTCACGGTTAGAAACGATAAAACTGGAATACGCCGCCTTGTTACAACAAAAAAAACGTCCAAATGATAAGCTTATAAGCGATAGCAAAACGGAATTACAGCGAGTGATTAATGATATGAAAAACATAACAAAAGTGAGTGAAATAATAGAGATACAAAATACCACCATACAGAGGTTAGCGTCTGTAATTTCGGAGGAAAGTTACAAGCACAAAGAGGTCATCTCTTCTAATGACGGGTTAAATCATCGGCTATTAACTCAAACGGATACAATTCTCTCTAATGAAATAAAAGTATAAAACATATATATAATGAATTTATTGAAATTCATATCCATTCCGGTATTTATCGTTTCTTTAGCGATAGGTATCTTATTGGTATATTTACAAGTTCCTCAAAATAAATTAGTATATGTCTATCCTACCCCTGATAATCTAGACAAGGTTCAATGGAAAGATGAGGCAGATAATTGTTACACGTGGGAACAACTAGAAGTATCATGCCCTGATAATCCTCAAGATATTCAACCTATCCCTATTCAAAATTAAAGTCTCCAAGTAGTATATGACTAAATTCCATAAATTATTGTATTCCAAATATAGTAATATCATTTTATCGGTTATATTAGGTTTTGGTTTAGCAACCTTATTCAAGGTGACGTGTGATAATAAGTCATGTTATAAATATATAGCGCCGAATACAACAAAAATACAAAAGCATATTTGGGGACATGGATCTAAATGCTATAAATATAAGGCCAAAACCACCCCATGTACCAATAAAAAAACGATAGTTGCGTAATAAATATAGCAAATCGTTCTCTTCTATATTTATCATGTCGTTAGATACAACTAGTATTACCAATTTACCAGTTGCACCTACCTATACTAATTCACCACCTCCTCAAGCATCCCTGCAAACTAATATAAGTATGGATATTTCTGATACTGTGTCGCAAAAGCAACAAGTCCATTCTATCGTTTCTGGAATACAAAAAGCCGCCGCCGCCGGAGCAACCCAATTACCCTCCAGAGATATTCCTATGGATACCCATGGCGTAGTAGTAGATGCTTCCGCCAAACCTAACCACATACCCGAAGCCAACATGACTGACTACATTCAAAATAATGCCACCGCCGCCTCCGCTCTACACCAAAACACCATGAATAACAATAAAAAAGATAATATGGAATACCTATTAGAAAAAGCACAACTCCCCATCCTCGTTAGCCTCCTATTCTGGATATTTAATTTACCCATCGTTAAACGACAATTAATCCGATACTTTAGCTTCTTCTTTAAACCTGATGGCAACTATAACCAGTACGGTTATTTAGGGGTTAGCAGCATCTTTGGTCTCAGTTATGCGGGTCTACTCTATGTCCTTGAAATTACTAAACGGTAAGCGGTGGGGATGGCCGATTATTTTTTGCGTCTGCGTCGGGTTTTGGTTCGTTTACGCCGCCGGGTGCGCCTCGTGCGCTTTTTACGTTTGGATTTTCTTTTTGGTTTTGGTTTTCTATTACCACCTTGCGTTTGCTTCAATCGATTTGTAAGCCGGGTCATATTTGTATCAACAAGCTTATTCCACGGGGGCGATGTGCGGCATCCACCAGACCCCAACTGTCGCATATCCGTTACCCAGTTGGTCATGGAATCGCTGGTTAATTTATACCTCATTTTTCCTTCTGACACTAGTAACTGTTTATCAAGGGATAGACCTACAAAATCTATTGCAACTGAACCCCTTGTGTCCACCCCTAATCGCTTATAAATGCCTTCAGCGGCTCGCGCCGGCTCGCCTGTAAAATTGTCTAATTTAAAATCCTCGATATTTGCCCGTATAACCACCAATAATAGTAAATTAAATAATAATTGTCCCGTTTTGTTTCCTATCGATGAATAAATACCTTGCTCTGATCCGTCTTTCGTATAATCTTTTGTGGACTCCCTGTCAAAGACTGCGCTCGCATTGGCCACCTCGCCCTTAGAACTGTCATCGATAGTAAATTTTACATATATCCCATTAGGAGGGGCTGTCACCTCCAGTCGTAATGTATGGTTTTCGTCTAATATCTCACACGTATTTACCTCCTTAACTATCTCTTCAGCGATGGGCTTTATTTCATGGAATATGGTACTCTCTATTTTTCGGCCGTTACCATGACCGTTGCTGTCAGCAGCAGCAGCATACGCATTAGCAGCAGCAGCATTAGCAGCAGGCATCTTGGAAATGGTAGGTGTAATCGTTCTCTGAGTGACCACGTTCTTGTAGAGGGCTCCGCCGGCAAGCGACCCCCAGTCGTTCTTATCTGTGGTCTCTGCCTCTTCGTGAGTTCTCGTACTCATTACATTAACAAAACATAATAATCCTACAAAGACGGGATTTGAGCGGCGATACTATTATATAACTGGATACCTTGTGCAGCAGCTCTTATCAAACTCTCCCGCACCATATTCTTGTCTGTCGGGTCCTTAAATGCTAGACGAATAATACTATCATCATCGTGGGGATGCTCCTTTTTAAATCCAACATAGGTCACACTCGGGTCTGCTACCTCAAAATACATACTATATAATAGATATTCTAATACTTTCCCTAAAGTATAATCCTCATTTTGTAGGGTAATGTCGTAGCAGTGTTTGATAGTAGAGAGGCTGTCCTTTATGGGTGAGTCGGTGTTTTGCGTAATGGCGGTTAATTTATCAATCATTTTTTGTATAGCGAGGTTGAGCAATCGTTTATTGCTAGAAACTCCGATGGTTTCAATGGTAAAGTCGTATGAATTGGGAATATAATGTCTTTTTGCATCAAGTAAGAACCAGTTTTCCTTTGTATTTGTTGGGTCGCCCGTGTCCTTGCTAGATTTGTCTATTTCAGACCATGCTTGTTCGGCCTTTGACTTATGTAGGGTATTTTCGTAGGTTGCTTTAGAGACTGCGTTATACATGGAATTGTGCTTTGCGTTTGAAATAGACATATCACACGTAAATTCAATTTCTTCCCCTGGAATGGTATTCGCTAATTGGGGTCTAAGTCGTAAAATATCGATATAATAGCCGTGTTCATCGGGAGGAAATATAATGTCGCGGTTTGCTTTGTCCATTTGTGCGCCGGTGGTTTTATGGACTAATTCTAAATCTTCGCTAGTTACAAACATCATTTGGTCGCTATTATTTATTTTTTTACATTGGATTTGATATGTTTGCCATATTGGTTGGGAAGACACATTATCTGCGTCGTCTTCTTCTTGCTTACCATCAGGTTGGTCTTCAACGGTGGGCGCAATATGAATTGGTACGGAGCTGATACGTTGTTTGAGCATTTCATTGGTAAACCTGGTATTATTAATCGTGATATTACATTTATTCTCATCGTGTGGATAGGAGATAACTACTACCATAGCGATCTCACTTAAAAGTATTCT